CGGATGCAACGTGGCCAGTGTGTTGTCGATCTCGACCACATCTGCCGACAGGCTTGCAAGGTCTGTTTGCAGCGCCCCAACGTCATCAGTCAGCCCGGCAACGTCAAATACCAGCGACCCATACCGCGCCGCACCCGACAGCATCGGCAGCGGGAATGCCTCGATATCATCTACTCGCAGCGACAGCGCACCTATTCGCGCATTGTCCGGTAGCGACGAATAGGCTAGTATCGTATCGCCCGCCGTTATCGCTGCAACATCAGATTCCAGGTCAGCAATGTCTAGCTCTGTGGCGGTAATGCGTTCATCAAAAGCGCCAACCCTTGCCAACAGGGGAAGTGTTGAATAGGCGAGAATCGGATCGCCAGCAGTAATTGCAGCCACATCTGCCGCAAGGTCGATAACATCGGCCTCAACCCCACCAACACGTATGGACAACTCACCGTAGCGGGCAACTTCGGGTGTGAAGTGCTGCCACGCCTCGTTATCTATCCGCTGACTGAGCGCCGCGATCTTTGCGCCATCGCCGGAAATTGCCAACGCCAGCAGCGGGTCTGGAATCCTTTCTGACAGCGCGGCAATTCTCGCGTTATCAGGCAATGCAGAGTAGACCAGCAGCGGCTCACCGGCAGTAATGGCCGCGATATCCGCCACAGCGTCGGCAAGACCTTCCTCAAGTGTCGCTAGTTGGACAGTGACAGACCCATACCTTGCAGCATCCGGCGTCAGGTCGAACAGCGTAGGCTTGGTGATTTCGTCTTTCAGTGCTTCAATTCTGGCCTTGTCGGGTAACGCGCTGTATGCCAATAGCGGATCATCGGCAGTAGCCACGACAATGGCGGCAATATCTTCCTCTGCGTCAGCGAGTCGCTCATCAATCCCGCCCACCTTGGCCAAAAGCGGCAAGACGGAAAGACCCATGCCAGCGGTGGTATCAAGCTCCGCAAGCTCTACGGTAACGTGCCCATAACGGGCGTTATCCGGTGTGAACGAGAACACGTCAGGACGGCCAATCTCAGACCGTACCGCCTCAATCTGAGCCTTGTCTGGCGTGGAAAGCCCAAGGAACGCAGTGCGCTCGTGGCTATCAACATCCAGTCCTAAAGCCGCTATGCGTGCTGCGTGGCTGTAAACCGATACAAGAGAATCCCCGGCATCGGCCGCTCCCTCTATCAAGTCCGTGCCGCCGCCTGTTCTTTGCCACAGCAACCTCAGGAATGTATGCAGGTCATTGAAGTACGCAAATAGCTCGCGGTCCTGCGCGAGCTTCTGAGGCACCCGAATGGGCGGGGGGTTAGTAGCCGACATCTATGTCTGCGCTCATTCTGTGGATTGAACAGCGATACTCGTCGCTGATGCGTATCTTGAATACGCGCTCGTGGAATCTCCCCAACTGATGCGCCACGGCTTTGTAGGTGTAATTACCTAGCTGGCCACAGGTAATCAGGCGCTCATTGCTCCATGTGTAACCGGCGTCATCAGACCAACTCAGCATGATCTGCGGCGCATCACCCAAAGGGGGAGCGCCTTTAATGATGATTTCGCAGCGGGACATGAATATGGGTCGCCCGATATTGTCCGCGCCAAATGTCTCGCCGCTGATCTTCCCGGTGACGCGCTCGCGGACAACTATTTCATCGTTGTACAAAGGCGTTTCGGTGTACTGCAATACCTTCTCGCCATCGGCCACGAAATTGATATTTGCAACACGGAGGTGGCTTGTTACCGGGTACTGCCTCTCATCCGCGCCGACTGTCAGTTCTGACCATGCGCCGCTGTTTTCATTGAACAGCCACGTAACGCCGCCCACATTGACCTGATAGAAGTTCTGCCCCGAACGGGTGAAGCAAAAGCCCCGTGCAGTAAAGACTTCGGCATAACCCTGGAACGCCTGTGCAACAGGTATGGTCGAAACGGGCCGAACCTGTGACCCCGCCATCTGGTACACAATCGCGTCGTCACCGATGAAATAGATGAAATTGTCGTTGTGCGAGATAGACCACGGCGCACCGCAGCCGGTTTGTGCTATACCTCCTTCCACCCTGTCAACCGGAGGATTGCCAGACCCGCTGTTCCACCATGTTTCTATGAAGTCTTGGCAGAATAAGTAAACCAACTGATTGAACACGTACACCCGCAGCAGGTCGCTGCCGCCGCTCTCGGCAGTGGCGTAGTTCAAACCGTTGATGCTCGTCGGGTCTCCCGCATCGCTCACGCAAAAGCGGTTATCGTCGCCTTGGAAAATCCACTGGTTATTCAGGTAAGCAACCGAATTAGGCGACTCAAGGTCAACATCGCCAATCGTGGTTAAGAAAGCGCCGTCCCACTTGTACGCATAGCCACCGGTCACAATCACGAGATAGTCACTGCTCGCCGCAAAGTCGCAGTACCCTGTGCCCAGAATGGTGCCGATTTCCGTCACCGGGTCTAGCAGCAAATTCTTGGCGTACAGCTTATTTCCTGTCACCTTGAGCACGTCGCCGCCGAAGTACGTCATGCCCCTGTCAGCACCGGCTACAGGCGTCTGGAATACCAGCTCTGTGCCGAAAAACGGTTGCAGGGATACCGTGGTGTCAGTCTCTGTATTGACCTCAGGAAACCAGTTTTTGGTGCTCTGCGCCGACAGCGGAAGGTCACTGTGCCGATAGGACTGGCCGACAGCGGGGATTTGAATCCGCATTAAAATTCAACCACACAACCGCTAACGGGGTAATCAGTGCTCATCATAGGCGGGTTGCAGTACTGCGCCTGAAGCGCGAGGAATAACTGCTGCTGCCGGTACTGTATATCTTGCGAGGCAGGTCGCCCAAAGTCGCCGGATATCTCCACGGCAAGGCTGTAGCGAATACAAGCAAGGTGATCATCTTGGTAGGGTATCTCGTCGCCCAAACCTAAGGCGCTGTGGCCCAAATCCACGCCGCGGTCCCGCCACGCATAGAGCATTTCATTCAGCGCGTTCAATGCGTCTGCCGACTGCGAAGCTGTGGCGGTTTGCCCGTCCGCTAACACGCCAGTCATCCGCAGTGCGCGGTTTATCGTTTCCTGCGCCGTGGCCATAAATGCTCCGATTAAAAATAGTTGCCGGGTATTGCTACCCGGCTGTTCCTTTACTGCCTGTTAGTTGGAAATCAACCGGCAAGCGAGCTCAGGACGAATGGCCTTGTAGCCATACAGAACATCGAATCGAGACTTAAACAAGTCATCGCCGATGTCGAAGTCACGCACGAAGCGCATAGACAGCCCGTCCATCACTTCACGCGCCGCCATGTCGGTGCCTTTCGGCATCTCCAGGTCAGCAGACACAAACGCAAACGCATCCTTGTGGAATGCGAGCGATTGATCCACTGCGGCAGCGTTGCCCAACCATCCAACAACGGCACCGCCGTTAGTCGGATAACCGGACACGTTCTGGTTCACACCAGAAATCGTGAGTGCCGGGGAAATCGACAGCGACGTTGCACTGGTGCCAGAGTTAGCGGTCACGACGAACTTCTGCAACACACCCGTGCTCACCTTGGTCTCAGGGTGAACGCGGAAACAGCCCGCGAAGGTCACGATGTCACCCACCAGAAAGGTAGTTGTACCCGCCTGGATGGTGATGGTTGAACCCGACTGGGTTGCGCCGTTCACCGTGTAGCCTGTGGTCGTTGCCGCCGTACCGGACGTGTAGCGCGGGATCAGGGTATTTTCATACCAATCAAACCCGCCCATGCGCCCGATGATGCCCTCGACGTACTGCTTGCCGATGCTCGCTGCGTCCTGAAACAGACCCTTGGTAGCGTCCAGCAGGTCAACACGCGCCTGCGTGTCGAGGATTACGCAACGCTGTGACAGCGGAGCCAGGTTGTCGGTCAGAGCTTTACCAGCCTCAAAGACGTTCTTGACCGTGATGGCAGAAGCATCAGCGCCAACGTAGTTCCACACATCGCTGGTCATGCTCAGCGCGTCGGCTTCCATCGTTGCAGCCAGCGTGGACATAGCAGGCTCAAGATACCGCTTGCTGAAGTCGTCAACCGACAGGGAGAGCTCTGCGGAACTAAACTCGAAATCAACGCCCTTCTGCGTGGCGACGGTCAGATCAACCTTCGTTTCTACAGAGTTTTGCGAGGAGTAGGTAGCGCCCGTACGGACGCTGAACTTGTTTGGCAGACGGATGCCCAAAGTGGCACCATTCTTTGCGCCGGTTTTGGCGAAAGAGTCATCGTACTGCCGGTTGATGTTGGTGATGAAGTTCAGCTTCTGGTGCAAAATCCGCTGTGCTTCACGAGTGATAATGCTCGATGTGAGCAAAGTGTTACTAGCCATGATTGCGCTTCCTTAATTTCAGTGCGCACCCTTTTTGCGGAGCTGTTCGTTCCGCCAGTCTCGCCATTCGTCAGGAGTCATTTTTTCCTGATCCTTTTGGGGTGGTTCTCCACCGCCTGAAATGGATTTGATGGGAGGAGGTGCGCTGGTTGTCAGTTTTGGTGAGGGCATCGAGAGTGACGCCTCCAACCGGCCTATTTCCCTTGCCGCCGCTACCGGACTAAGGCGAGATATGCGCTCGCTCTCACTCGGGTTTTTGCCCAGGTAATACAGAATTTCGGCCCCCTTCTCGGAGTCGAAAGCGAGTTCTGCGACCTCTTGCGAGATCAGTAACTCGGGGTTGTACACAACCTCCACAAAGTCGTCCGCGATTGAGTCGCCCTTCTCGTGGACGATCCGCTGCTGCTCCAAAAGCCGTTGGCGCTGCTGTGCCGCCGTTTGCTCTTGTTGTACAACTGCGAGTTTTTCGTTGACCTTGTAGTCGCTCAGTGCTTCCAGATAGTCCTCATACGACGTGAATTGCTCCACTTGAGGACGGCCCGTTTGCACCTGTGGTTGTTCCTGCGGTTTCTGTACTACCTGCGATTTCCAGTACTCAGCCTCTTGCCTTGCGGTTTCGAGCGCCCTTTCCTTTTCGTGTCGCTGGCGGGTCAGTTCATCAATGCGTTCTTGCACGCCCTTTTTCTTGGGCTTGCTAGCGGCTGCATCATCGCCGGGCGGGGTTGCTGACTCCCCTGTGTTTTCAGCGGTTTCGCCTGCTTCGGCGGTTACTTCAGGTTGCTCGCCTTCGGTCTGTTCAACTTCTTGCGATTCAACAATTTCGTTGTCGTCTGACATTTGCGTGTCTCCACGAAAAAAGGCCGCATAGCGCGACCTTTGGCCTCCTGTTCCGCAGGAGTAACGGGCATAAAAAAGCCGCAGTTAAGCGGCTTGGTTACGCGGTGTTCTGCTTAGTAAAGCGGTGTGTTTAATATCCTCAATGTCTCGGCCTCGGTCTGCTGCGTCTCTGCAACGTCGCGGGCGGCTTTTGCCTGTTTGGATTCAATGTTTACGACCTTCTCGGCCTTGGCCAATTGCAATTGCTCCTGAGCCTCTTGCTGCATCATGGATTGCTGTTGCTGTTCAATCTGAGCCGCTTGGTCACGCATCGCCTGTTCTTCCGGCGTCATGTCCTCGTCGGCCATTCCAGGCGGCAGCAGTTTCTTAAGCCGCTCTGCAATCGCATCGGCTCCCGGCCAGTCCATAGACTTGGCTATCAGGTCGCCCGACACTTGCGCTGCCTGCGGTACAGCCTGAATGAAGGCCATCATGCTATCAGCGGCTTCGATGCGTTTCGTGCTGTAAGATGGGCCGACAGTGATGGTCACGTCGTACTTGCCGGTGGTCAGGTCATTCACGAGCATCGGGCCTTTTTCGGTCATCGCAGGCTGGTTGATGGTCATGGACTTGCTTGTGCCATCCTCGCCCAACACGCGAACCACGCGCATGGTGTCGAATACCTTGGGGATAATTCCCACGAGAATACGACCTGTAAGCTCGATAGACCGTGCGAGGTTATCAATCCACGCGAACGTAGCGACGTCCCCTTCACGCTGCCTCGCAACGATGGCCCTGCCGCTTGTCTCGTTGCCCTGTGCGCCAAGGGAAGCGTCATGGATGCCTGTGGTAGCCTTCAGGTCGTCAATCGCTTGTGACGCCTGCTGCATCTCTGCGACGTTGACTGCTGCGGGCTGATTGCGCTCGGGCTTGCCGGGTGCAAGCGGGTCAGGGTTGTACGCAAGAAAAGCCCTGTTCTCGGTGTTCGCGTTCTCCCACAGCTTCTCAAGCCCCGCAAACTGGTTGACAGTTCCCACCCAAGGCGCACGCGGAGCCAATGCAACCTTTTCCGTAATGGTGGTCTGCCAGTAGTTGTACTGCCTCTGCGGGTCCTTCGCGTACCGGATCAGGGAGCGATTGCGCATCCGGTTATCGATGTATTCCTCGGGACCGAAAACAGGAATAATGGGGATGTATTCCCCCGGAAAAACATCCGGCCCTTCGATAATCCCGGCTCCGCTCAGAAGATAACGCTCTACTGTGTAGGTTTCGGTCTCGGCTGTCTCAAGCACAAGCTTGTATTCTTCGGGAGGAACATCGTCCCACATCACCCGACGCCCATCCTGCATCAGTGCAATCGTGGCAGTGACCGGCTTCTTGCGGAAGTATTCGGCCACACGAACCAGATTGTCCTCACGCAGCCAGCCTGTAGCCTGGTTGCCCTTCAGTTCATCTTCCCAGTTGTCAGGGGTAGCTTTTGGCCAGTTGCGTTTAAACGCTTCCTTGGTCATCCACTCAACAACAAACGCCCAATGGCCATCGCTCTTGTCGTACCGCTTGGCGTTATCGTCAAAGTACGCAGCGAAAGGCGAGGTAATCCGCTCGATACGGATATCCTGCACAAAGGGGTCTTTGTGGTCCCTGATGGTGACGATGCGCCATGCGCCGCGCCCACCCGTGACAGCGTGTTCAAAGGCGGTTAGATAGGCTGTAGTTGCTTGGCTGGTCGCCTCAATGTGCCTGATCAGCCCTTCCATCACCTCGGCGGTTTCAGGGTCCGCATTGTCATCGACAGGATGAACCTTCACAGCCGGTTTGTTCTGGCGAGCATCACCTACCACTTGCGCGATGAACTGAGGCAGGCGGTTAATGGTCAAACAGGGTCTGTTCTCCGACTCGCGCTGCCTGCGTATGTCATCCGGCCACTGCTCGCCCGCAGCGAAACGCATGTCATCCTCCATCAGGATGCGATCTTCGCGCTCTGCCTCCTCTGCACACTCGAAACGCTCTCGCGCCTCGTTGAATACGGCGTCCTCTGTCTTGGTCATTTCATCCAGCCGCCGCTTGCGTAGTGTTTCGCTGAGTAGTCGTATTCAGGCTTCTTGACGGGCGGCTCATAGGCGACGCACATCAGGCCAAAGGCATCAGCAGCGTGTGAGGACCAGTCGTGGTCAGGCCCAAGCCCGATATTGCGGTGCTCGTCGGTCTTTTCGTGGTACCAGCCAAGCGCATCCAATCCACCCTGCGTTGTTGGCTCATTGAACCAGATGGACGGAAACAGCCGCCGTGCTGACTCAATGCGCGAACGTGCCGCGCCCTTGCCTTGATTCGGAATCACAGTGACCCCGTAACCAATCGACTTGAGGGCGCTTTCAAACGACACGTCATAGACCTTCTCTTGTGTTGATCCGTCATGGGGTAGAACAATCTGCGCCTTTTCGGGCGTGTAGCCCTTGCTGCGCAACCACTCAACGTGTGAGGCAAGCGGTTGGCCTTGCGCTTCGTAGTAATCCAGCACCCTGATTTCCTGCCCGACGAACTGGGCTATCCAGATGCTGAATGCGTCAGACCTTGCGCCCGTTCCACCGATGTCGCAGAAGGCTTTAAGCGGCAGCAGTGGATCGGCAGCGACTCGTCCGATCCTGTGCTCTGCCCTTGCTGTGGCTAATGACGCTGCGTAATACGCGCCACTGGAGACGGTGATGTAGTCCCCTTCCCATATGTGCGCGTACTGGTCTGCGTTCGTCCTGAGGCAATCCAGGCGCTCCTGCTCAAGCACTTCAGGGAACCACGGGTTGTTGTTGTAATTGGCCCTGACCACTACCGAATCTGTTGGGCGATCACCGCGAAGCATCACGTCTACCGGATCAACCTTCCTGCGCGGGTTCCAGCTAAACCACAACTCTGAACCGGGCTTGCGGATTGTTGGCCTCAGTAGCTCCAATGATCTGGCTGACAGGCTCTGCGCCTCCTCAGTCCAAGCCACGTCCATGCCTTCAAGAGACTTGATGCTGTCTGCTGTGTGGTCCTGCATACCCTGAAACAGAATGACGCCGCCGCCAGGGGTTTCTATCCGGTCTGCCAGTACATTGAACCGTGAGCCGACACCGTGTTGCTCAATCGTGTCCTCAATCAACCGCTTGGCCGACTCCTTCAGTGACTTCTGCACTTCCCTGATGCAAACAGCCCTGAAGCCCTTGTTGCACAATGCGTAGTCAATCAGCAGGCTGGCCATGAACCATGACTTGCCCGAACCTCGTCCACCATAAGCGCCCTTGTAACGCGCCCTGCCTAGCAGCGGCTCAAAGACTTCGGCTGTATCAATCCTGAGAACGGACAATGCGGCGCTCGATAACTTCTAGCGGCTTCTCGCCACCGCTGACTGTATGGTCTTGCTGATCCTTCCACCCGAAGTTGTTCTTGAGGTTGAATATCGCGCCTGTTGGGGCTGCCGCATCAAGCCTGCATTCTAGGTACATCTCGACTCTTTGCTTGGCTCTTTTTACAGTCGCAGAAAACTGATCCTTATCCCCATACTTTCTAAGTGTTTCGGTAGACATTCCGAGAGCATATGCAAGACCGGACACTGTAAGCGGCATAGGGGTTTCGGGGTCATTGCACTCTGCAAAATATTCCTGAATCGCCTCCTCCATTTCCTCAACACTAGCGAAGATTGGCGGCCTTCCACCGGGATGCATGTCAGGCGCTCCCATCCAGCTTGATGTAGATAATGCGGTTGTTGCCATCGTCCTGCGTGGCGAGCATCTTGATTACTGAGAACCTGCCATTGCCCATCGTGACCTTGATTCGCACATTGGTGGTTGATAGTTGACCTGCGTCAATCGTGGCATCGCCTGACATTACGGACAGTGTGATTGTGTCTATCCCTGTGTTGCGCCTGTCGAGCAATCGGCCTAGCTTGACCTCGTAAGTGATTGTCTCACCATAGCCGTGATAGAAGCGGTACAGCGTTGGGCCGTGTTCCCTGTCCACGATAAAACGTGAAGGGTAAAGCGTTACCTCTCCCGGCTCCTCGTCTGTGAGGGTTACAGAGGCTGTGGGAAAGCTGGCAATGGATTCTGTCATGCTGCCCAAGCCCTTGGTTGTTCAACGCCTAACAGGGCTTCGCCTGCCGCCACACCCATCGCTGTGTAGCTTGGCGGGGTGTAATGCACGCCTAGCCCATCGTCTGCGATATCGCTATCCACGCTTGAAACCAGTGAAATAGGGTCGTTAAAGCGGTCTAACACGTACTGAATCCCTAGCCATGTTGCCGGATAGGTTCCACCGTCACCGCTGACATTGCCGTTGCGGGGCAGGTCTAACAGTAAGACTTGCGTTACACCCGGCTTCCACCAGCCCGCATCTACCATCTTGCGGCGAAGGGTTCTCATGTGGGTGTAATACTGCTCTGCGGTGTAGTCCTGGTTACAGTCGTTTGTGCCAAGGCTTAACAGGATTACGTTGAAGTAGGTTGGCGACCCCGGAATCTCTGAAAGCGCAGCCGGGATAGTGCGCTCTAGCGTGTCCCATCCGTCATCATTGGCCCAAAAGTATGCCGTGGTGCCGCCTGCCGCCGCTTGGTACAGATACACGTCAGGGTCAGCATCTGACCCCTGTTGCAGCGTGTCGCACATCTGCATAGCGGAATTACCGTTACCATTAAGCATTTGCCCAACAAACCCGATATTGCCTACCGTGGCTATGTATGAATTGTACTCATCGGTTCGCGCTGTGCCGTTGGGGTCTAGCGCATACCAGCCTAGATTGTCCTCTGAATACGGCGTTTGGCCTGCTGATGATGCCCGGCAATACACGCTTGCATTTGCAGTCTGCCCACCGGGTGGCGTAAATCCACCGCTTGCAAAGGCGTTGGAATCCCCAATACAGGCTGCTGCTATGGTTTCTTTGCCTTCAAACCATGAAACAGCAAGAAAGTCATTGCTGTAATTCATGGACAACATTAACGCTTCGGCACCAAACGCATAAGTGGAATCGCTAACAGTTTCTGTTGTAGCTGGGTAGCGAGGTGGGTCAGGCGGTATAGTGTATTGCCATGGGGGGTATCCCCAATAAAACGTGATGTAGCCCTCCATAATCGGCATGACGGCATCTAAAAAAGCTACGTTTTCGCTCTCTACCGTGCTCCAGTTGGACGACTCGCCAATCACGTTCGGCATATTCACCGCCGCCCAATCCTCGGCGTACCCTATCGCCGTCTCCAGTGTCACTGGGTTCAGCAGAAAATTGGGGGGATATATGTGCGGCGACAGGAAATCCAGTAAATCGCCAACGTTGTCAGGCCCAAACGATGCCGTGATAAACGGCAAAACGCCTATTGTTACATTCGCTAGCGGATCATTAGTACGGATCGCGGTAGCCAATAGCGTCACCCAATCTCGTGTAGTTTGCACCCCATCTTCCACTGCAACACCCCTTGCAATGCACGGGATGAAGTACAGGTCAGTGCCAGGGAACTGCCCTTGATACCACTCCGCAGCAGGGTTGCTACTGATAATTGGCTCGCTGATCAGCTCATAGCCAAGGATGGTAGACGAATGGCCCGCCGCATAGATTGCGCTTGCGAGGCTTTCAAAATAGAACTCCGATACCGCCCACCGATCCGCGTTTGAGAGCAGATCAAACCATGCCGGTATTGTGCTCGTGTGCC